CGATCAGGCGATGCAGAAGATCCATACGCTCGACTCCGACTCTGCATGACTTAATTTGAATCAGCTCCAGCAGCACTCCCAGCTCGGAGCAATGGGTGTGGTGGAGCCGAAAACGAAAAAGCCCCGGCAAATGCCGAGGCTCTGTGAACTGTAGAAAGCAAAAAGCCCAACTTCAGAGTCGGGCTTTGCTCGCGGAAAAACCGCAAAGTAACTGAAATCTATATACCCGCCCCGGTCCTGTCAAGCAGCCTCTCGACGAATATCCAAAGCTCCATCGATCCATGCGATCCCGGCCTTCCAAAGCTGCCTGGTCTTCTCTTCACCGAAGCCCAATTTCTTGCCAACGTCGACCAGAGCCTTGTCCCGGGCGGTGTAGTACTTCATCAGAACGTTCCCGCATTCCGGGTATCGCTTGAGCAATCGGCCCATCAACCCATCAATCATCAATGCGTCGTCGTCAGTGATCATCGGTGTATGTAGGGTGTTCTCGCGGGAGGCGCAGCAGGACACTCCCGATCCCAGGACAACCCAGCGGCCCCAATGCTCCAACAGGTCTTCTGAAGTGCGCTCTGTGAAACTCTTGGTTCTGGCCATTGATCAATCCCCTGTGAAGTTCGAGCCGCCGGCACCGCGGCGGTTGTTCTGTTCGTAATAGCGCGACTCGGCAGCTTTCGGCTTGTTATCACCCTTGAGCTCCTCAAGCTCCCAGCGCAGATGCTTGTTTTCGTGGAGCGACTCCCGATATCGAAGCCCAAGTTGAGTAGCAAGCACTTCGAGAGGCAGCGCCTCCCCCGTCTCTCCGTGCACCCATCCCGAACCATTGCAGTGATCACACGGCAACTCGAAAAACACCCGTTTCACGACTGCCTTTCCGTGGCAGGTGCGACAGTTGTCCAGGGAGATCATCTGGGCATAGAAAGCAGGGCCATGGCTCTTTTTCATCCTTGAGCACCTCGACCTTTCTTCTGCTTCAGCCAGGGACGAGATGTGGAAGGTCGAACGGAACGAGGACCTATCCAGCCAAATTTTTTGAGCCGGACGTCCGTATAGCAGGCCGTGTAACCAACACGAGCCCACCGCATTACGACGCCTTCCACTCGATCGCATGCGACATCGACAGTAGCGACGAGGAGTGTTTCCGCCTTTATATCCATTTTTAAACCTCGCCTATGGTTGATTCTTGAAAGGCCTCGCAGGCCTTATGTTCCGTGGCTTCTGGGGCATTACCAGAATCTCCCGATCTACTGCCGGGCAATCCGTGAATCAGGTCAAAGCCACGCGGGTCTAAATGCGCGTGCCACCTCTCAAGGGCATCACGCTTGCGGCTCATCACGTCTGACTGGACGTACACCTTCACGTTGTGGCCCATGGAATGGTTGATCAGCAGCTCACTGATCAGATAGTCAATGCCGATGTCTGCCCAGCCGGTTCGGGCCACTTTGCGCAGGTCATGACTGGTCCACTCACCCTTGCCCAGGCGGGTGAACACGGCGCTAGCCTGGCCTTCACTCAATGGCTTGCCGTTGCGTGCCGGGAACACGTACTGGCCGTCATACCCATTGGCGTACTGCCACTCGCGGTAACGGATCAGGATCGCGCACAGCTGCTCAGTCAATGGCAGGTGATGCTCAACGCCAGTCTTGGTGTGATCGCCGGGGATAAACCACTCACGCTCGGCAAGGCTGATATGCGCCCACTGGGTCATACGGCTTTCACCGATGCGCGTGCCGTGGCAGAGCATCAACAGGGCCAGCATCGCGTCACGCGGCACGGTGTCGAAGACCTCGGCCAACTGCTTAAGCAACTCAGGCAGTTGCACGCCGCGCAACCGGGACGGCTTGATCCCGACCTTTGCCTTGGAGAAGTCGCTGAACTTGATACCGGCCATGGGGTTGCACGAGATCAGGCCCAGCTTGAACGCCTGACGGAAGGCTAGGGCCAGCAACTGGAACACCAGGCGCACGTAGTCGATGGACAGCGCCTCCTGCAATGGCCACATCAATTGGCTGTCGAGAGCGGCCTTGTCGACACTGGTCAGCGGCAGATCGCCCAGGCGCGGGATCAGGTGACATTTGATCGCGGAGGCGCCGGTCTTCTTGCGCTTGCTCGACAGGTTGCGGTCCCGGGCCATTCGCTCGGAGTACCAGGTCAGCAACTCACCGACGGTTGCCCACTTCGACAGACTGGAGCCCTCGCCCGCCTCAAGGCGCAGGCGGATCGACGGGAGCGCCGCGACGACTTGCTTGGTGTTGAGGTCGGGGAAACGGCCGATCAGGTTCCAATCGCCCTTGGTCACCAGGTACCACGATGCCCGGTCGCGAGCCTTGGTAAAGCGCAGGTACAGCCCTCGGTTGTCGGTATCGCGCAAAACGCGGGCAGTGCCAGCGGCCTGGCGCTTGATCTCGGCATCGGACATCTTCACGGCGGCGCTGGTCATGCCGACACCACGGTTGGAGCCATGCGCAGGTAGGCGCGGATCTGCTCCATCGCGTCGAAGTGGCCACGGCGGACCACGGCGAGATAACCCTGCTCGTTCAGTTTGCGAATGCGCTCGTGCTGGCTGGCAGAGATGGCGGCATCGTTCGGCGGCGTGGCCTTGAACTCGATGTACAGACCGAAATAGCCGCCGCGCGCCATGGTCAGGACCAGGTCGGGGATACCGGCCACTACGCCTTGCTGCTTGAGCTTCGCGGCTACCGACTTGAGCCGATGCCCACCGTTCGGGACGTGATAAATCAGGTCGGCGACTTCGGGCATGCGGATGCGCAGCTCGGTCATCAACGCGGCCTGCTCCTGCCCTTCTCGGTCGATTGACTTGGCGCGTACGGGCTTCTGCTTGAACAGCTTCATGGCGGCCGGCTTCATTTGCGCACACCACTTGCGATTTGAGATCGACGGCGAAGGTAGCGGACTGCGCGCCAAACGCCTCCGGCCAGGATCAGCATGAAGCCAAGCCAAAAGTGAATCAGAATGTCGTTCGGGTAGACGCCCATACCTTCTCTCCGGTGATTAGATCAATAACTTCGAAAGTGTCAGGCCACATCAGGCCGCCGAATCGCTTTGCTACGGCAACGTGCTCGAACAGGGCAACGGCACGATCCGGCTTGTCAGTGAGATCCCACTTGTGCGCGCAGCAGTGCACGGCGAAGCGGTAATCGGTGGGGTTGGTTGGTGCAAGGCGGGAATCAGCCACGGGCACCTCCCAGCTTGGCGCGCAGTTGGGCCAAGGCATCTTTCCCAACTTCCGGCGTCACCTTCGCCTCGGCGCGCGCGGCGATCGCCTTGGGCATCGACTGGAGTGGCAACCCGGCGAGCAAGCGGCGAATTGTGATGGTGTAATTTCGCTCAAACAGCTTGAGGCTAAGCGTCGAGTCGAGCTTGTTCAGACTTTCGAACCCGCACTCCTTGGCGGCGTGCCAGACTGCGTCGTGAGTCCACTTCCCCTGCCCGGCCATGCCAGGGTGCGCATTGCGACAGGCTTCGCGGTGTGCGGCGGCGAGCGGCGGCAAACCCAGCATCTCGGGGGTTGGCTTGCACCATTCGATGAATTGGCCCGGACTTGGGATGAAGTCGCCGGGCTGCTTGCGGACCTGAGCCATTCCGAAATTGATCTGACCTTGGGTGCAAATGCCCTCCTCGAGGAAAGCCTGAAACCATTGCCGCTTTGAGGCACGGTAGGTTTCTTGGTCCGGCCAAGCCTGGCGCCACGCGGAACGGATCGAACGCAGCTCCTTGAACAACTCATTGATGGCAACCACCAACGTACTGTCTGTTTCGTTCGCGACCGGGACAGTGTCCCTTGCAGCGATAAACTCACCTGACTGGGCCTTCGTCCAGAGGTCCTTGGCAATCACAGAGACGGTCTTCATGGCCTCACCCCATTCTGCCATTCGGTATCGTCATCGTCGAAGTCTGATGCAGGCGCCTGCTTCGGCTTGAATTGCTTCACATTCGAGGCGGCGGCACGGACCTTGTCGTTGTTGACCCACTTGACCAACATGCCCACCCATTCAGCCTGGGTGTTGACCTGGTGCTGAGGTTCGTAGTGAGCAGTGAATGCAACGCGAACCTCCTCGGTGAACAGGTCCAGCGACAGCCCGCGGTGCAAGGCGTAGGTTTTCAGTAGCGTGTTATCCGGCACCCAGTCGAGGGTCATTTCGCTGGGCATTCGAGGATCGACAGGCGCCTGCGCAGAGAGAGGTTCTTTATTCTTCTCTACATCTTCTTTAGGTAACGCACCGCTAACGTTCGCAGCGTTACTTTTACCGTTACTCGCCTTGTGGTTTGCCACACGCTTTGCCGTCAGAAGCCTGTTTTTAGCGGTCTTCCCGTTGTGACGTTCGAAATGCGGAAGACTGATCACGCCGTCGAGTTCGATCATCCACGCGACAGACTTCATGTGTTCGCAGAAACCGATAACGCCGACGAGACGATCCAGTAACTTTTTACTAACGCTCGGAGCG